ATCTTTGCCGCACAGGCATAAGACTTGCCAGAGCCGACCGGCCCCATAAGCCCTTGCACAAAGGAATTGGACTGAATGAACTTGTAGACGTTTGGCGACTTTGAGAAGTTCAGATTCAGCCCGGTTGCGGGCATTTCCTTGCTGGATTGCTCTTTAGTCTTAGCCATTTAGTCCCCGCAAAAACAAGCAATTGTTTCTTCTGCTGGGTCAAACATATTTATTTGTTCTTGACTAAATTTAAGCATTTCTGCGTAAGACGGCCTGTCTTTTCTAAACCTAGCTCCATTCGGAGCTGAAGCCAATCCAAGGCTTTCCATTTTTGCCCACCACACAGCACGCTCTGGTTTTTCTTGTATCAAACTTAATATCTGAGCGCCGCCTTTTAGGTAACAAAGATCACAATTTCCGTGCATTGTTACACCGTTAATGTTTGGCAGTTTTAAATCAAAAGACTGCGCTTTCCAAAAATCACCAACATCCTTCTTTGTAATTTTTGCTTCTCCAAGAGGGGCTATTTTTTCTTCATGTTTTCCATAGTCTTGGTTGCCAATTTTTGCCAATCTGCGTTTTTCGTCTGCCCTAATTCCAAGCATTGAATTCCATTCTGTCCAACCGTTGTCTTTTAAATACCTATGAATGGTTCTGACTTTTAATTCAACCGTACAAAATCTACTTACAGGGTTCGGAAGATAATTTCTTTTTTTAATTAAAGCCTCAAATGGCTCACCATTTCTGCTGGCTGTCTCAAACGAAACAACTTCATATTTTTTATCGTTATCTCTAAACTCAAGCCAGTGAATTTTTACACCCCAGTTTATTTCGCAATCGCGCACAAACTCTAGCGTCGCTTCATCTTCTTTGCCTGTATTTGCAAAGCAGACAATGGCGTCGTCCGGCAACCCGCCATTGGATTGCAAAACCCTCCAAAGCATATAAGCAGACGTCCGGCCTCCGCTAAAGCTAATGCAGGTCGGCTCGGTTATTTTGAATGGGTCACGCATCACTTAGCCGCAATGTAGAGCCCGACATTACCGAGCGCATAGCCAAGAAACGCAATGCCAAGACCGGCCTTGCCTTCGACCAAGAGCTGCACGGCCACCAAGAGATAGACGATCCCTATGCCGGCAATCAACCACGACGCCATTCAAGCCACCCCGCCAGTACAATAACAGCGACCATTGTTAGTACGAACACCGCTGCACTTTGGGCAGATAAGTGACTCATTGAGTCGATCCAGGCTTGTTTCATTTAACCCCTCTTTGTATAGTTTTATTGCCTCTTTCCAGGCGATCTCGGCGCAAGCCTTCTCATCCTCAGTCCATTGCCGAGCGTCTTGCCTGGACTCAATCCATTGCCAAAAGTTAATCATCTATCCCCTCATTTAGTTTTCTGTATTCCCTCCACCACATTTCTGCGTTATCGCAATTTTGGTATGCCTTGAAACACGGCGCGCCAATCGTGTAATGATAAAGATGGGCATACTCGTTAAACGGGTATTCCATCACCAGCCAGTTCCAGGTAAGCGGAAGCTCACCGATTTCTCCGTCATGCAGCCATTGGAACCTATGCAGAAATGACCCGTCTAACCCCTGTATTGCATCCGGCGTCAGCCTGTGGTGGGCCGAGTGCTCACAGTTCCACAGGATCAGACTAGACCAGTTTTTGCGCGGATAGTCCTCGTTTTTGTTGCCAAGATACTTTTGCTTGTGGACTGTGCGATAGTCGTGCTGAACGACCATAACCGCATACTTCTCGTCCCGTAAGTCCCAGAGCTTGGCAATGTCCTCGCGGCAGATCATGTCTCCGTCAGCGTAGATTGCCCAGCCCTTATAGCGCATGAGCCAAGGGGTCAAGAAGCGGGAATAGATAAAATCATTTGACCCATTACGCCTCGCGTTAATACCGTGAGCCACAAGAGGGGTAAAGCGCACAGGCCGGCTGGTGCGGCTAATCACGGATTGGCAGAAGGCGTGATAGGCAACGGCCTCGCGCTGATCGAACCCGACTACGATATCAATCATTTCCTTTCTCGCTTTCCTCTTTGGCGTTGAGCATGATCTGGAACTTTACGCAGTCCAGGACTCCGACCGCAGAAGCCAGAGGGATTGCGTCGCCATAGCGATCAATCGCCTCATAGATCTCTTGGGCTAACGCCTCAATCAGGACGCTCTGGCTCATCTTTCACCTCAACGTCAATTGGCTCTGGGGCCTGGACGTTAATGCCTATGACCGAAGGCTTGTCTTCCCCGTCGTCTGGGTTGTCGAGAAGACCAGACGCCTTAGCGAGTAGACGAAGCACGCCAACTTTGTCATATAGCTCCACGTCGAGCGTCTGCGAACCGTCCTTCTCACGCTTGACCCGGATATTTTTGATTGCTTGCAAGGCGTGATCAGGAATTTGACTTGCCGCTTTAACCTTGACATTGCCGTCCTCATCCCAGGTTAGAACATCTGTGATCTTTGTGTTGGCCATACACAGCAAAGAGAAGGCCACCGCTTCCCGGTTCTCGACAATGGTGGCAGAGCGCTCAAGCCTGCGTGAGATCGAACGCACACCACCCCAGCCATTTAGGCTTGGCACCTGGCTTGAGATACGGGACTTAGTCCTGGCCACTTGACCCCCATTGGTCTGCCATTGCGTCGGCAATTCCTTGAAAAAACCTACTTCTGTTTTTGCTGTCGTTCCCGCGTTTTGCCGCGCCATAGCTAGCTCCACCTAGCTTTCTTCCAGTTCCGGAAGGCACAAACGGAACCACGTTTTCAGTTATAACTTTTGTTGGAATTAGAGGCGGCAAATTTTTTAACCAAAGCAATGTTTTTTTGGTGTATGGATCTCCAAACATATATGGCTGAATTGTTTGAGATTCTTTTGGCAGCTCAACAACATTTAGCGGTTTAGGATTTTCTATGCATATTTTTGAAATATCGCAATTTAGCAATTCCATAAAAAACTTTTTTGCGTCCATTGCTTTTAGGTATCTGTTTTGGTCTATGACACCTTTTGTTGGATACATTCTGCAAGCCCCAGCGTTAGACAGATAAGTGCATGGCGGGTGGGCGATCATAAGATCCCACCCGTCGCCAAGTACATCCATGACGTCGCCTTGATAGTGCGGGCCAGGGGAGTCGGTCGGCAGAATGTCGCAGCTCATTGCGTCGTGACCTTTGGCTATGAATGCATCCCGAACCGTTCCGGAATACTCACAAGCAATCAAGACTTTCATCAGAAGGGAACGTCAGAGTCCAGCTCTTGGAACCCATTAGCCTTGGCACGGTCATGCTCAGTTTGGGCAGGAAACGGCTTATGAGCTGCCGAGTAGACCGGCTGGCCACCCTGACACTCGTTGCCGATCTTTACGGTAATGTAGGACTTTCCGTCTTTTGTCCGGCGATTTGATACATCAAGCCAATGGATCTTGCCATCTGGCAACATCACCCTTCCGCGGAAGTCTGCGTGCCAGTCTTCTTTTTTGTTTTCATTCGGGAAGGCAGACCCCTGCCCAGGTTTCATTTCATACGCCATAGTGATATCTCCTCTTAGGGTGCTAGTTTTGATTCTTTGCTGGCAGACAGGTACTCATCTGCCTGCATGAGCTTAACCTTTTGGTCAGCCAGGGCTTCAGCCACCTGGGGTACGGTAAACCCACGGCGGAGTAATTGCAATACGAAGTCGTGTAACAGGTCATTCACCTTCATTCCTATCTCCTTAAAATAAGCTCTATACGCCTCTCAAACAGTCCACCCTAGGCAAGGGTAGCCACCCACCAACAGAAAGCCCACAGAGAGCCTCTAATCGCTTCCTGAAGGTATTTCAGTCTGCCAGACAAACCCCGTGGGAGGAAAACATGGGGAAAAATTGTGGGGGACACCCTCGATCCGGTGGGTGACCCGGGGGGAGGGGATGCCAGCCTTCCGTCAGACTGCCTCGCCATCTGGCCTCGACCCACCCCATCGCAAACGCAAACCGACCCCCATGCCTGCCTGCCGGGGTGTCTCAGGATCAAACGGTCGTCTGCGAGCATGACAGTCAGCCCTCGATCAGGTCTGCGCAGATGTTGGCCAGGCTCTTGGGCTCCTTCAGGGCCTCCAGAGCGTCCAGGAATCGCTGGTCGTCCATCTTCACCTGACACAGCAATTCGGCAAACCTGATGTCTGTCTCTGTTGTCCTAACATATGAAAACCTATCTTTCATTATGTTTTCATAAAGACTTAAAACCTTATCTATACCTATGTTTTTCTGTGATTGGACAACACCTGTGTTGTCTATGATGTTGTCAATGATAGGGGTTTCATGGACAACCTCTGTGTTGTCAATGCTGGGGGTCTTTTTAGGTGCTCTGGGTGCTCTTTTTGGCATCAGGATCGCTCCGATCTGGACGGGTTGGTGGGTGGTGTGATTCTTTGGTTTAAGACCTGACAGAAGCTCTCTGAGTCTCTGCCGATTGGCTGCCATCTGCTCTTCTGTGAATTCCTCTTCTGGTGGCTGTGTCATCGCCTTAGCCTCCCTCTTTCTGACCTCTGGTGGCCTGGTGTCCTCTTGGCTGCTGGTGACCGCAATGGCGTCCTCTGTGCTGATATCAGCGGCAAAGATAACCCGGGTTGTGTTGGCCTTCTCACCGCGGAATCCCTTGCTGACGACCTCAATGTGGCCACGCTCTCGCAACTGCTTCATGGCCCTAGCGACTTGCTGCTTAGCAACACCCAAGTGCTCAGCGATCCTCTGCTGGCCAACCCAAGTCAGACCAGCCCTGTTGCAATACGAGCAAAGCACAGCCAGCACCTTGACCGTGAAACCGTGCAATTCTTTGTCCATAACCGCGGCCATTGGCAAGACGGCAAACTTCCGCTGATCTGGCGGTGCCACCTTCTCCACGATCTTGGGCCGCCTCTTGGGCAGCTTGAATTCGATCACCCTTGCCGGCTCTGCCATATCCTTAACATTTCCTCCCGAAGCTCCTGACGAGCTTTAAGACCCCTTTTCTCAGCGACGCCGTCCAAGTACTCCATGCGAGTGCGCTTGGATCTTTTCTTGCGTAGCACCCATAATGCCTCGCAATGCCGTCTAAACTCTTCCGAATACGAGCCGACCTGGCGGCCATCCGATAGCGAAACCAGACGCGCTTCAGGGTGGATCTTGCCGCAGCCATAGCAGACCAGGCGCTCGTCATTGCTCTGAGCTTCCGGCACGCTCTGCCATCCTTTGCCTCTGGTTTTCCGTGCAAGTGGCACACTTCCAGCGCCTTCTCTTGCCGTCTGTGAGCGTCTTCCAGACCCCGCCCTCTTTGGGCCGGCTGTGCTGGCAATGCGAGCACCACATCGTCCCGGTGATCTCCACGGACTTTGTGGTTATGTACTTTTGCAGCTTGTTTGGCATCAATTCCACCACTTCATTTTCATTTCCTCGTACTGCTTGCCCTCGATGTCGTGCTTGATCTTAGCCAGCATCCTCTCGACCATCATAAGCCGGGCGTCCAGGTTATTTATTGCACCGCCGCATTTCATTACCACAGCCTCCAGCTCTTCGATTCTGTGCTCCAGATAGGTCGCATACTCTTCCAGATTCGGCTCTGTCATAGGTCTTCGCGCATGGCCTTTATGAACCACATCGCAGGCACCACAGCCCGCCAGGGCTCGCCATTGCGTCGAAATACGACCACCGGCACCCAGTCATTGACCTGACCGTCTTCGCCTATGTCTGCCGCGGCTGTGCAGGCTGCTTCTACTTGCTTGCACCAGGCTTCGATCGCGAGCTTCTCCCGGCGCTTCACCTCGATCCGATAGCGCCCGACCTGGATATCGTCGCCTCCGTCCCTTGCCTGGCCGAGCTTGCGTTTTACCACCTGGCCAAGCTCATTGGTCAGCAGCTCCGCAAACTCTCTTTCTCCCCTGGCGCCCTTATCCCTGCTTGTCTTTCCGGTCATAGTCTCTGTGAATGTTGTCCAGCACGCAAGTCTCAAGCTGCCGAATCCACCGCCGCTCGCGCTCTAGGTCTGCGCGGAGGTGCTGGATTGTCTCGACCGCCTCGGTCAATAGCAACGGGGCAGCCAGGACGTTTCCGTATGTCAGCCGCTCCGTGATATCGGTCATTTTTGCCCCAAGAGAGCCGCCAGGCGGTCTTCTGTGGTCGAGTACTTGACCGCCAGCATTTCGGTTAGCGCCTGATCCACTAGGCTGTTGCGGCTTCTGTGCTGGTCTTGGGCGGCCCGGTCTAGCAGCTGCCTGGTGGCCGGCCGCAGCCGGATTATGAAGGCCTTCGGTCTAGTGTCTTGCATCTTTCCCCCGTTGTGATATCGGAATGATATATCAGGGACAAGCGCCAAAACAACATTTAGGGTTTCCCCTAGTAAAAAATCTGCAAAACGGTTTGACAACCCATAAAAACCTATTTAAAGTCACCCCTAGCGATATCACTTTGATATCGTTCAACTGCCTAATCAAGGAGATTGAAAACATGAAAAAAACCATCAACCGCAACAACCTACACATTGGCCAATTGGTCGCAGTTAGTACGCACCCGGAGGGCCAGGTGTACGCGATCTGCGCAGTCGAGGGCAATAACGTCCTGCTGCAATGGCGCGAAGGCAAATCGCAAACTCGTTGCACTCACGACCGCGACGGCCTTTATGCACCGACACTAGATCAAATCGAATACACGATTGAATTCGTCGGAGCATTGGTTACCCGCACCGATATTGAAAACTGGAATTAAAACCAACCGGGGGCTGCGGCCCCCATCAACTACTCAGAAAGAGAGATTGAAAATGGAAATCAAAAACGACTCAATGTGTTCCAACGAAGTGCGCAAGGCAGGACTCCTGCTGGTCAAAGCCGCAGAGTTGGGAATGGATGTCACAGGGTACGGCGAACTAGCCGTAAACAATAGCTTTGGGAATGTGTACCTCTGGTTAGAGGACTATTCGTTCTCGTTGTATATCGGCCTCGGATCTGATCGCGTCATTGCTTGCTGGTCTAGCTCGGAAGATGGCCGCGAAGAATTCTACCCTCTGGAGGATTGCACCTCACTTGATACTTTAGAGGACTGGGCCGCATATTGTCAGCGCGAAGATGAGCGAATCCACGCATGAAGCACCTCGCATATTACCGAGTCAGCACAGACCGCCAGGGCCAGTCTGGCCTCGGTCTGGAAGCTCAGCAGGCGTCTGTGGCGCAATTCCTGGGCCATGCGCCAGACCTAGAGTTTGTCGAGGTGGAATCAGGACGCAACGCAGACCGCCCGCAATTGGCCGCAGCTCTGGCCGAGGCGAAGCGCTCCGGCGCCGTCCTGGTAGTGGCCAAGCTCGACCGCCTGGCGCGTGATGTCAAGATGATCCTCGCAATTGTGGATTCTGGGGTCTCTGTCCGATTTATTGATCTGCCGGACATTGAC